AAATAAACATGAGTACATTAATTAATGGATCAATTAGAGTAGACAAATTGCCAAAGGAGAAATTCATAAAAGGCAAAGACAACGCAGTGTATTACAATTTTACTATTGCAGTACAAGATGAAACACGCTACGGGAACAATGTTGCTTTTATGGACAGTCAAACAAAAGAAGAAAGAGAAGCTAAAATGCCAAAAACATATTTAGGTAATGGCAAGGTAATATGGACATCTGACGGTAAAATTGAAGTCGCAGAGCGTGAAGATGAAAAACTGGCTGTTGCAGTCGACAGTCAAAGCGGAGATTTACCATTTTAAATTTAAAGGGTGTTATTAATTTAACACCTTTTTTTTATATCTTTATAGAAAAATAATATATGACAGAAGAACAACAAACAGAAAAACAAACAGAGCAAAATATGTTAATGGAATTTATACATGATGATTGTATAATTGATATTGACAAAAAAATTGAATACCCCCCAGTTGCATTAAGTTGTGGAGAAAAATTGATACAAACAAAAGAAAGAGATTTATTAATACCTATTGCAATAGGCACTTACGGGAATTTAAGTGTAATCACAGCACCGCCAAAAACACGCAAAACATTTTTTGTGTCATTATTGGCATCAGCTTATTTAAGTAATAATAATATATATACAGGAAAAATAAAAGGTCACAAAGAAGACGGAAACCTTTTACATATAGACACAGAGCAGGGACGTTACCATGCAAGCAGAGTTTTTTTACGTCCGTATGATATGGACAATAATATTGAAAAAAATAAATATCATCATTTTTCACTAAGGACAGTTGACTATAAAGAAAGGTTACAATTTATTGAATGGTTTTTAAAAGAAAAAATTAAAAAAAAATCTTTAGTTATAATTGACGGAGTTGCTGATTTATGTGCAGACGTTAACAATATAGAGCAAACCAACAAATTAGTATCATATTTAATGAGAATAAGCACGCAATATAATGCACATATTATAAATGTTATACATCAAAATTTTGGATCTGCAAAATTAGGTACTGGACATTTAGGCAGCGCATTAGAAAAAAAAGCAGAAACAGTTATTGCATTAGAAGCAAACACAGTAAATAAAGATTGGACAACAGTAAAATGCGGTCGAAGCAGGGGGTATTGTTTTGATACATTTAGTTTTGAAGTAAATGATTATGGTTTGCCGCAAGTAGTAAAAAATTTATATGATCCATTAGCGTAATGACACAAAAAATTATGACCTTAATAGCAAAAAAGCATAATAATTGGATTGAGATTGTCCAAAGTTTTGGTTGTCCAAAAGAAACATCAGAGGACATAGTGCAAGAAATGTATATTAAAATACAAATTAAACTACAAAAAGGACTTGATATTATGTACAAAGATGACGTTAACTATTATTATATATTTAAAACTTTAAAAACATTATTTTACGATTTAAAACGAAAAGAAAAAAATATTACTATTATAAGTATTGATGATGTTAATATTAATATGACTAATACAGATGTTGATTATAATAAAGCATACATTAAAATACAAAAAGAATTAAAAAAATTATTTTGGTATGACCGAAAAGTATTTGAATTAATAAACGCAGGTCAAAGTGTGGCTGATTTAAGCAGAAAATCTTATATACAATATTACTCTTTATATAATACATATACTAAAGTTAAAAACAAACTAAAAAAATTATTATGATCCACAACAACGATTTTAAATATGATTTAAAATTTGGACAAGTTAAAGAGCAAGAACTTGCAAATATATTTAATAACAAAACAGTTGAAGTTAAAAGATGCACAGGTGCAATATACAATGTGTTTGTTGAATATGAATGCAGAGGTAAAAAATCGGGAATAAGTACATCGCAAGCAGATTATTATTGTTTTGCTTTTAAAAATACTTTTGCTTTAATTGAAACACAGGAATTAAAAATTAAATGCAGAAAGTATATAAATACAGACAAAGACAAATTAGGCGGAGACAGAAACAAACCAAACACAAAAGGAATACTTTTACCAATAAAAGAAATATTATGAGATTAGGAAATATTATTTATTATATTACAAAGTACACAGGCATTAAATACATTGTTGAAAGTTGGCATAAATACAAAGGAACTAAATGCAAATGTAATGACAGAAGAAAAAAATTAAATAACATAAAAATAGACAGGTGGTAAAATTTAAAAAACAAGACTATGCAAAGTGGGAAACATTTAGATTGGGTACAAAGCAACACATTACTAACAAAGAGTTTGAATTGGTATGCCAGCTACACGCAGAATATTATAAACACAGTTATTATAAACCCTGCACATGCAACCCAAAAACAATAAAAAATTGGATCAAAGATTTAAACGTTATATGGAATAATGGAGAAAAATAAAATACATCAGCTTGAAAAAGCAACTATTGAATTATTAAACTTTGACGGTTGGCAATTAGAATGGACAGGCAAAACAAATGAAAGATATGATGCAAAAGGAAAAACAAATTTAGGATATGATTGTCTTATAGAAATGAAATTTAGAAATAAATATTACGAAACTAAAATGCTGGAAAAAGACAGATACGATGCATTAATGAAATTGAAAGATGATTTTGTTTTGATTTATTTTGTAAATGATACTAAAGGAAATTTTATGTATTACTTAAATACATTAGAAATGCCAAAGTCCGAAAAAAAATATTGTCCCGATAGTACAATGTGGGCAAAAAAAAGAGTAACAAAAGATGTGTATTTACTCAAAGAAACTGATGCAGTTAGAATTAATCTAAATAAATAGTTATTAATATTACTGTTTATAACTTAATTAATAGTATATTTGTAATTATTAACTTTTAAAAAAAAACAATGTTACACAAACAAAGACTACAAAAATTAATTGATTTAATTAGTACAACGGACAACTCATATTTATTAAATGAGCTTGAAATTTTAGAGTTAGAAATTGAAAGAGACTTAATACAAAAAGGTTATGATACTGTTGATGAATTTGCAGAAAGACTAAACATAAAATAAAACAATGATTTTATTAGTAGATGCAGACAGTTTAATATTTGCAGCATGTTATAAGAAAAGAGAACATGCAGACGATGAAAAGTATTATACTAACATAGAAGATGCAAGGGCAAAGTTTGACGAGCAATACATGTCTATTGTAAATCATTTAGAAGAAATGTACGAAATTGACAAGGTGCTTACATTTAGTGGATCTAAAGGCAATTTTAGAAAACTTATAACAAACAATTATAAAGCCAATAGAAAAAAACAAGAATTGCCACCATTACTAAACGAAATGCATAAATTTGTAAAAGAGCATTACGACAGTATTTTTGGTTATGGTATTGAAACAGATGATATGGTTGCTCGATACTGGAAACAATTAACTGATGAATTAGGTAGAAATGAAGTAATGATTGTATCTATTGACAAAGACTATAAACAATTTCCTGCACTTATATACAACTATCATTATAAGCATAAAGAGGTTATGGATATTACAGAAGATGAAGCGTTATATAATTTTTACGAACAAATGATTGTAGGCGATACAGCAGACAACGTTAACTATTTTAAAGGCAAAGGAGTTAGGTTTGCACAAAAATATTTATCAAATTGTATAAGTCATTACCAATACACAAAAAAAATATACGAATTATTTAAACAAGAATACAAAGGCAAAGCAAAACAAAAATATATAGAATGTTACAACCTTTTAAAATTAAGAATTAATTAATGGAAACTTTAGAAAGAATAAAAAGATATGTCGATCAATGTGCAGGATATGATATAAGCACAAAGTCGAGAAAATCAGATGCAGTATTATTTAGAACATTATATTTTAAATTATCAATAGATAATACAAATAAAACATTAAGTAGTATAGGAGAAAAAGTCAATAGAAATCATGCAACAGTTTTACATGCTCGAAACAAATTATTTGATTATTTAATGAGCATACCTCATTACGAAAAATTATATGATATATATAAACTTGACTATTTAGGGCAAAGAATTACAGAGCATTACCAAAACATTGAACAGTATAATAAATTAAAAGATAAGTACAATAATTTATTAGTTACTAAAATACCTAAAAATTTTGGTTTCCTATTAACTAAAAACGAAATTGAATATCGAAAACTGGAAGATGAAGAAAAAGAAGACTACGACAAAAGAGCAGAGTTAGTTTTAAAATCTTTTAAATGGAAACGTAAAGACGAAAAACGACAAGAGGTTTACGATATTATTTTAGGCGAGCCAGCAGTTGAAAATACAAGAGGAAATTTATAATGGATTGGGAATTAGAAATACAACTGCATTACCCCCACGACAGATTTATGTTAGGTTGGGAATGTCTACAACCAACAAAAGAATATAACTATCGAACTATAAAATTATATTTATTTATAGCAACATTTACACTTGACTTTTAAAAATCAGTAATTTAAACGTTATATATAAAAACATTATGGACGAAAGTAGACACATAAAAAAAGAAAGTTTGTTAAAAGCATTAGAACAAAGTTTAGGAGTTGTTACAGCAGCTTGTAAGAAAGCGAGCATACCAAGAAGCACATATTATAAATGGCTTAATGAAGATGAAGCATTTGCAAAACAAGTTAGGGATATTGAAAATGTTGCATTAGATTTTGCAGAAACCCAGTTACACAAACAAATATCTGAAAATTCAACAGCAGCAACAATATTCTATTTAAAAACCAAAGGTAAAAAAAGAGGTTATATAGAACGTCAAGAAATTACAGGAGCAGACGGAATACCTAATAATTTTCAAATCGAAATAATTGGCTCAAAGAAAAATAAAGACTAATGTTGTTTATGATCATTTACTAATATCTAACAAAAAAATTATAGTTGAACAAGGCGGTACAAGGTCGGGGAAAACTTATAATATTATATTATGGATCATATTTAACTACTGCACTAATAACACTAATAAAGTTATTACAATATGTCGCAAATCATTTCCAAGTTTACGTGCAACTGTAATGCGTGACTTTATTAATATATTAGATATACATAAAATATACAAAGAAATACATCATAATAAATCAAATTCAGAATATACCCTATTTGGCAATTTAGTTGAGTTTATTTCTTTAGATCAACCGCAAAAGATTAGGGGACGTAAAAGAGACTTGCTATTTGTTAACGAGGGTAACGAATTGTATTATGAAGATATGCAACAGTTATTATTTAGAACGCAAGAAAAAATTATACTTGATTTTAACCCGTCAGACGAGTACCATTGGATATACGACAAACTGATACCAAGAACAGATTGCGATTTTTACAAAACAACATATTTAGACAACCCATTTATTGAAGATAGTATTGTTAAGGAAATAGAGCTATTAAAAGAAACTGACGAGCAGTATTGGCAAATATACGGTTTAGGCGAAAGAGCAGCCAGCAGGAGTACTATATTTAATTATGTTGAGGTTAATAAAATACCAACAACAGCAAATTTAGTTAGCTATGGCATGGACTTTGGATATTCTAACGATCCGAGTGTTTTAGCTTCTGTTTATACAGAAAACAATAATCTGTATATAAAAGAACATTTGTACCGAACTAAAATGACAACAAATGATATTAATCAGTTTTTAAAAGAAGAAAACATTATTGGCACTATATACGCAGACAGTGCAGAGCCACGATTAATCGAAGAACTTAAAAGAATGGGACATAAAATATTTCCAAGTATAAAAGGCAGAGACAGTATTAATGCAGGGATTGATTTATTAAAACGTTACAAGATACACGTGCTTAACACATCAACAAATGCAATATCAGAATTTAGAAATTATAAATGGAAAATGGACAAAACAGGCATGTTAACAAATACACCCGAAGACAAACACAATCACATAATTGATAGCTGCAGGTATGCGACTTATTCTATTTTAAGCCGACCTAACTTTGGAAAGTACGCATTACATTAGTAGTTATCAATAATTTTGTTTATAACTTAAAAATTTGTATATTGCATATTATTAATTTAAAAAATAAAACAAAATGAGCAATACTGCAATAATAAGAATAGCATGCAATTTATACCCTAATAAAAATTTATGGGATCTTACAAAAGAAGAAATGAATAAGGTAATGGATATTTATAACGATTATTACTAATGGCAACAGAACTTACAGAAATAAACATGCAGCTAAAAACTTATTTATATTCTAATAACCAAGAACAAATTGATTATGCAGAAGTATATTTAAGAAACGTACATTTAAAATATGGAACGGTAGACACACAAATAATTAAAAATATAATAAGATGAAAACAAACAAACCATTTAATGCTGGCAAAGCTGGCAAAATTTTTAAGCAGTTAACAAAGTATTTTTTAATATTTGCATTGTGCTACTTTGTAGGTAGGACATTAGCATCAATACTTTTTAATATATGAGTTGGTACGATTTTTTAAACCCCCACGAACAATATGAATACCAGTGCAGCGAATGTGGATCTAAAATGCAAACAGACAAAGGGGTATGCAGTGGGACTTGTCATGAAGCAAGTTTAATTTAGTAGTTAGTTTTTTTTATGAAAGAAAAGGGCAGTCAGAAATGGCTGCTTTTTTTTTATTATCTTGCATGTAATAAAATAGTTAAATAAATACGTTATATATATATGAATATTAATATTGAAATACCGACAAGTTTAGAAGAAATCACATTAAGTCAATATAAAAGATTTTTAAATATACAGAAACAGACAGAAGAAAGCCATTTTTTAAATGCAAAGGCTATAGAAATATTTTGCGATATTGATTTAAAAGATGTAATGAGATTAAAAGTAGCAGATTTTAATATAATCACAAATAAAATTAATTTGCTATTTGAACAAAAACCAAAATTAGTACAAACCTTTAAATTAGAAAATGTTCATTATGGTTTTATACCACAGTTGGACGATATGACATTAGGGGAATATATTGACATTGACACTTATATTGGAGATTGGGAGAATATGGAGAAAACAATGAATGTATTGTACAGACCTATTGTTTCTAAAATCAAAAAACGATATGCAATTAAAGAGTATGATGTAAATACAAGCGATGCATTGTTAGATATGCCATTAAGTGCGGTATTGTCATCAATTTTTTTTTTGTGGAATTTAGGCAACGACTTGTCGAAAACTATACTGAAATATTTGGAAGCGGAACAGGGAACGAACTTAATGCAAAGTCAAACTTTAACAGAAAATGGGGTTGGTATCAATCAATCTACACGCTATCTAACGGAAATATTGAACGGTTTGAAAATATCACTAAATTAGAAATACATAAATGCTTTACAATGTTATCATATATACAAGAAAAAACAGAAATAGAAGCAAATAACATAAAAAAGAAATTTAAAAGATGAACAACCAAACAGGAATAAGGGGGTTTTACCAATTAACAGAAACTATTAAGGAGCAATTACTTGCTGACGTAAATATTAATACTGTTTCAACTGGCAATATATCAGATGTTAATTTAAACAAGCAAGACATTTTCCCTTTAGCGCATATTATGGTTGACAGCGTTACCGCAGAGGAACAAGTTTTAAGATTTAATATTACAGTAATTGCAGCAGACATTGTAGATCAAAGCAAAGATTTAACACTTGACAGATTTACAGGCAACAACAACGAACAGGATATAATTAACACGCAGTTAGGAGTACTAAATAAATTAATACAAAATTTACGAAAAGGGCAACTGCATGCAGATATGTACCAATTAGAGGGCAACCCTACATGCGAGCCTTTTTATGATAGGTTTGAAAATATGTTAGCAGGTTGGAGTTGCAGAATTGAAATACTAATATACAACGACATTACTATTTGCTAAAATGAAACTCAAAGAAACTGAAAAAGCGTTGCGATTATTTTCTGACTATGTTATACAACAGTCAAAAACAAGATTAACAAAAGGCAAACAAAATTACTCAAAAGAACTTTACAACTCATTAAAGTATAAATTTGATGAAGAAAATGACGGTTTTATTATTGATTTTGAAATGCAAGGTTACGGGGAATTTCAAGACAAAGGGGTGCGAGGAATTGGCGGAGTTAGAAAAACGACAAGCAAATTTAATAGCAGAAACAACAAAGGCAAGATGTGGAAACAAAAAGGGGGTAACAGTCCATTTAGTTTTAAAGAGGGTAAAAAACCGTCCGTAAAACATTTTGTAGGTTGGGCAAAGTCTAAAGGGTTATCGCCTTTTGCAGTTAGGGAAGCAGTATATCATCAAGGAATTAAACCAACGCAATTTTTTACAAAGTCCTTTAATTTAGGTTTTGAAAAGTTGCCAAAAGAATTACAAGAAGCATTTATATTAGACATTGAATTTGCAATAGTATTAGCACAAAAAAAATAAGATATGCCAAGATTATTATTAAGAAGTCCACAGTTTAAATTTATACCAATACCAATTAACGGTGTAAATTCTTGTACCTGTCAAATAAAAATAAATACTGTTACTAAATATACATTAGTTAGAAATACAAAAAAAGGAACGACACAGAATTTTGACATATCAGAGTTATGCAGAGATTTTTTAGACATAGAATATAATTCTAATTATAATGCGCAAAGCATATTAATAAATGTAACATTAAGGACTTATTCAGATTTTAACGGAACAGGCAACGTAGTTTCGACAAGCGCAAGTACAGATTATGGGTTTATGGGATATGGTTATTTTGAGGACGGAACAAACCCTACTATTGCAAACGGTCAAATATTAATTTCTAAAAACCCCAATTTAGGTTATGTGCAATTATATTACCCAAACAATACAACAGGCATAGTTACAAAAACAGCATCAAGCGCAACAAACACGACAGCTTTTGGAGCTACCACAACTAACATAGGTGTTTACAATGGCAAAGTTAAAAGAATAGATTGTACAAAATATGGGGACGGTAGGCGAATAGTTTTTATAAACAAATACGGTGCGCAGCAGGACTTATGGTTTTTCTTAAAAGAAACAAAAACATTAGCAAGAAAAAACGAAAACTACAAAACAAATATATTAACATACCCAAGCGGAAGCAGTGCAACATATTCTATTTCTAATGCCCCTAATGTAACATTTAACACAACAGCAAAACAAAATTTTACATTAAGCAGCGGATATTACCCGCAAGGTGCAAACAACTTTTTTGAGGAACTTTTATTAAGCGAATATGTATGGTACGAAAGACCAAACAAAGCAACGGGAACTGATGAGGTTATACCAGTAAAAGTAAAAAAATCATCTATACAATTTAAAACATCTTTAAACGACAAGTTAATAGAATACACTATTGATTTTGAGGAAGCATACGACTATATAAACAACGTTAGATAATGCAGCAAAAACTATTATTATATATTGGGACTGTTGGCGCAAGTGCAGTTTATACAGAAGCAGACAGGGTAGATCAGTTTAAGGACGAAAGTGTATCGTTTACGCAAACAATACAAAACGTAAAAGACATAAAAAAAATATTTACTGAATTTACAAAAACCTTTTCATTACCTGCATCGCCAAGAAATAATTTAATATTTAAGCACTATTATAATTTTGACATAGTTTCTGATGCATCATTTGACGCAAGGGTAAAAGTTGATGCAGCTTTATATTTAAATGACATTGAATTTAAAAGAGGAAAAATAGCATTAAACGGGGTTGAGTTAAAAAACAACGTACCGCATACATACAAGGTTACATTTTACGGAAACACAGTTGACTTAAAAGATATTTTAGGCGATGCGCAATTAAGTTTTTTAGAAGATTTAGAAAGCGAAAACAAGACATATAATTTTACGTCAGTATTTGCAGGTTTTTCTGCTGCAGGCGATGCAGATATAATAGTGCCATTAATAACACATACAGACAGATTGTTTTATTATGCTAATGGTTTTAATGAAAATGGCAACGTTTGGTATTCAGCAAACAATAATCAAGCAGGTGCAGATTGGCAACAGTTTAAATATGCAATAAGGTTAAGCAGAATTATAGATGCAATACAGGTACAGTACCCTATTACTTTTTCTAATGACTTTTTTAATAATACATCTAATACAGATTTTCATAATTTGTTTATGTGGCTGCATAGAAAAAAAGGAGCAGTTGAAGCAGTAGGAGAGGTTGATATTGTTTGGAGCAGAGTTACATCTTTACCACAAACACAATGCGCACCCTTACCCTGTAACGTAAATGCGACATCTAACAACGGAGTAATATCAATTAATATTATTGCAGGTTTTATTTTAAAAACAACTACTGTTAGTTTACAACCTACAACAAATGACGAATATAGTGCAAGGGTAACAATGATTAATGCTAATGGGGATCAATCAATCGTTGGTAGTTTTAATAATCAAGTAGGTTATCAAGTTATGGGAAATCAAAACGAACTCCCACCTGCCCCATTTGACAATAACGCCCAATACTTTATTGAAGTTGCCCCAACAGATCCGACAGTTACATTACAATTTGCATCTAATAGTATTATGTTTTTAGTAGGTGCAAGAGATTTTAGGACGAATGCGCCTAATTATGGAGATTATTGCACTCAACAATTTAGAAACACTAACGCATTTTTTACATCACAAATTAGAGAATTTAACATACAAGAACAAATACCTAAAATGAAAATTATTGATTTTCTTACAGGTATATTTCAAATGTTTAACTTAACAGCATACGTTGAAGATGACATTATTGTTGTGCAAACTTTAGATGAATATTACAACAAAGCACCTAAAACAACTGATCCGCAAATAGTCCCACCGCAAATAATACCTGTAAATATTGACAAGTATTTAGATGTAACAAAGTCAACAGTCGATGTAGCTTTGCCTTTTAAGTCAGTAAACTTTGCATATAAAGGTTTAAAAACATTTTTGGCATCACAATACGAGCAACTTAATAACAAAGGTTGGGCATCTACAACTTTTGATTTAAATGATTATTTTGACCAACCGCAAGACAAATACAATATAACAGTACCGTTTGAGCATGTTATGTTTGAACGATTATTTAATCAAGCATCGGGGGGAGAAACTGCAATACAATACGGATATTTTGTTGACAGTAACAGAGAGCCATATTATGGAGATCCTTTATTGTTTTATGGTTACAAAAGAACAAGTGCAACTCCTTTTTCTGTTAGAAAAAATGCAGGTTTAGTTTATAGTACAAGTAATTATTGGTTGCCAATGAATACAAAAACATTAAATTCATCATCAAGCAAAGTTAGTATAAATTTTAATCAAGAGTTAAGCGAATACAAAGCTAATGCAGACGGTGCAGATGCAGCATTATTTTCTGATACTTTAGTTAATAAATATTATAACGATTATTTGACAGAGGTGTTTGCAAGAAATAAAAGATTAACAAAGGTTACTGCATACCTACCATACAAAATATTTAGTAGCCTGCAGCTATATGACAGAATAGAATTTAGGCAACAGAGTTATAAAATAAATTCAATGAAAACAAACCTAACAACAGGGAAAACAGAATTTGAGTTATTAAATACTGATATATGATAAAAAACATATTAGACTTATTACAAGAAGTAAACGGAGAAACGGAAAACATACGTATTGCACAGGGTAAATATGCTTTACCTACATCAGTAAAAAACAGTTATAAATTAATTAAACAGGTATGGGCAAGGAAAAATACGAAGTAGAATTAGCAGCAAATACAAAAGAAGCAGAAAAAAATGTTGATGCCTTAAATAAAAAAGTAAAGGACACAGGTAAAACTGCAAGAAAATCGGGCAAAGAATTATCTGCTGGTATGCAGTTAGGTAATGAAGCTGTCAGAGGTTTAGATAGATATACAGGCGGTTTAGCATCAAAATTTTTAGCGGTTGGAAAAGCTGCAAAATTAAGCGGCAAGGCTATGAAAACTGCACTAATATCATCGGGTATTGGTTTGTTAGTTGTTGCATTAGGTTTAGTTGTTCAGTATTGGGACGATATAACCGCATTAGTTGACGGAGTAAGTGGAGAACAAAAAGACTTATTAGCTAATACAGAAAAAACATTAGAAACACAGCAAACCCAATTAGAAACAATAGGGCAAATGTCAAACACTTTAAAGCTACAGGGTAAAAGTGAAAAAGATATTAGAAATCTAAAAAGGCAACAAACAGATGAAATAATTGCATCGACAGAATTATTATTAGAGCAACAAAAATCACAGAAACAAGCGCAGGTCGAAGCTGCAGAAAGGAACAGAAATATTACAATGGGTATTATTACTTTTTTGACTGCACCTATTGTTATGATATTAGGAGTAATAGATGCTTTAAGTGCTGCTATGGCAAAATTAGGTATAATAGATGAAGCTACAAATTTAGCAGAGGGTTATGTTAAAGGAACTGCAGAGTTATTATTTGATCCCGAAGACGTTGCAGAAAAAGGCGATGAAACTATTGCAGAAACAGAAAACAAGTTAAGAAAATTAAAAAATACTCGTGACGGTTTTGCTTTACAAGACCGAGCAGACGCTAAAAAAAATGCAGATAAAAAAGCGCAAGACGAAATACAAGCAGAAAAAGATAAAAATGCAGCTCTTGAAAGTATTAGAAAACAATTAATAGATACAGAAGCAGAAGAACGTGCAGAAAAATTAAGAAAAATTGGCGAAGACTATGACGAACAAATAAGATTAGCAGAACAATATTACGGGGAAGAAAGCGAAAAAGTTTTAGAATTAAGAGCAGCACGAAAAACTGCATTAGATGAACAAGAAGCAGAATTTAAAGAACAAGACAAGGAACGAAAAGAAGCAGCAGAAGAAGCAGAAAAAGAAAAACAAGCACAAATTGACGCAGATGAAGCAAAAAGATTAAAAGACAAAGAAGATGCAGAAATCGCAGCGGCAGAAGCAAAATATGCAAGAAATCAAAAAGCATTAGATGATCTTATTACGATAGGTGGGCAAGAGACAAAATTTGGTCAAGCGATGTTAATTGCAAAACAAATATTAGCAGCCAAAGAGATGATAATGGAAATGAAAGGTACTTTATTTACTGCAAAACAATCAGCAACAAAGGCAACAGTTAAGGCTGCAGAAAGTGGGGTTGACGTTGCAGGGGGTGCAGCAAAAACTGCATCGGCTTCGCCTTTTCCTGCAAACATACCTTTAATTTTAGGATATGCAGCACAGGCAGTAGGAATTGTATCAGCAATAAAAGGTGCTATGAAAGCCATGAAAGGAGCAAGTAAACAAAACGTACCGACACCAAGAATTGAAACACCGACTGCAACAGCAAGTGCGCCCGAAAGTATGGCACCTGCATTTAATATTGTGGGAGCAAGCGAAACAAATCAATTAGCAGATGCAATAGGTGGACAAACTCAAATACCTACTAAAGCATTTGTTGTTGCAAGTGACGTATCAACAGCGCAGGAAATGGACAGGAACATAATTGAGGGTGCAAGTATTGGATAAAATGCAAAATATTTAATAAAAAACGTTATATAATTATGAAAATAATAGAGCTTATTTTAGATGAAGACCAAGAGGAAACAGGAGTAGAAGCTATTTCTATTGTTGAAAGTCCTGCTATTGAAAGCGACTTTATTGCTTTAAAAGACCAAGAAATTAAATTAGCAAAAGTTGATGAAGACAAAAAAATCTTAATGGGTGCGCTGTTAATACCTAATAAACCTATTTACAGAAATGGTGCAGAGGGCGAATATTATATTTATTTTTCAAAAGATACAGTGCAAAAAGCATCGCAGTTATATTTGCAAAATGGTTATCAGCATAATAGTACATTAGAGCATCAGCAAACGTTACAAGGTTTAACATTAGTTGAAAGTTGGATTGTTGAAGATGAAATACAGGATAAGACAAGAAAATACGGACTAAATGTGCCAGTTGGCAGTTGGGTTGGATCAGTAAAAGTTAATAACGATGAAATATGGCAAGAGTATGTTAAAACAAATAAAGTTAAAGGCTTTTCTATTGAGGGGTATTTTGCAGACAAAATGGAAGCACCTAAAGACAAAATTAAAGAGGAATATTCAAAAGATAAAAGTGCTGAAAAGACATTAAATAAAATCATAAATATATTGACCAATGAAAAATAACATTGAAAAGGTTTACGGAAAACTACCAAAGAAAAAATTAGGTTTAAAAAAGCATAAAGTTGCATTAGGGTTAGTTGATGACATTTATAATGAAAATAGAAGAATTGTTGAAATTTTTGATGAAGCAGTGGAACAATATAAAGATGCAGCAGATTTATTATTAAGAGTATCTACTCTTTATGATGAAAATATTAATATAATAAATGATGCAATACAAAAAGCAAATGATTTAGGTGTTACAGATTTAGAAAATGAATTAATAACTGCTAAAGGTACTGCAGAAAAATACAAAGAATTATCAGCTAATAGAGCAAATATTATATTCTCATTATAAAATAAATAAAAAAATGAAAAATAACATAGAAAAAGTTTACGGAAAGTTACCAAAGAAAAAATTAGGTTTAAAAAAACATAAAGTTGATTTATCAATAGTTGACGATATTCAAAATGAAGCTGAATATTTAAGAAATTCTTACGATGAAGCAAGTTATTTAGCTTACGAATGGGGAGATGAAATTATTGAAGCGTACGAAGATTTTAGAATGAAATATAATTTAGATGATTATATAGTAAATGGACAAACAAGATTTTTAGAAGAAAGAGGGGAAAGAATGCAGGGTTTAGTTGGGGAGTTTGAAAATAAAGCAAATGAATTAGGCATAGATCCAGCAGAATTAATACAAGGGTACGATGAAATTATTTTTATGATAGAAAATTATAAAAATCTAAATAAAGATGCAGAAGATAAAAACAGAGAAGTTACAAGCTATACAGGTATGCCTAATTTTTTAACTTAAAAAATAAATAAATAAAAAAATGAAAAGTAGATTAGAAAAAGTATTAGATAAAATGCCTAATAAAAAGGTAGATTTAAAAAAACATAAAGTAGCTTTAGGGTTGGTAGACAATATTAACTATGAATTTCAATATTTAGAAGATGAAGTTAGTAGATTATCATATTCTGTTGATGAATGGTTTGATGAAAAATTTGATGTTTTTTTTGATGCATATTCTGTTATAAAAGATGTTTATATAAATGGATCAGAAGCGTTTATTTCTGAAGCTGATGTTGCTGGAGATATGGAAATTTTAAATGAAATAGAAACAAGGTCTGAAGAATTAGGGGTAGATGTAGAGGAAGTATATCCAAACTTTTATGAACACAAACAAACTTTAGAGTATTTAGAAGATTTAGAGAAAAGATTTGAAGATCAAAAAGCTAAATTCGAAAGGTTTACACCATAGATAAATGCAAAGAAACAACAAAAATAAAACCTTTATACCAAGTAGGACATCGCCTAAAGGCAGCACTAGAGCCTGTTTATGTTGGGACACTAACACTTATTCAATAAGCTGTTGTGACGGATCTATGCGAGCGCAAGGCATAGGAGTAATAACAAGAACAGACTAAAAACGCAAAATATAAATTAAAAATCGTTATATAAGTATTATGAAAGCAACCAAAATGTTAAATGACATTAAAACACTTTTAAACATCGAGGTAAAACTCGAAGAAATGAAGTTAGAAAATGGCACTGTAATAACAACAGATGCATTAGAAAAAGGCAACGAAGTTTTTATCGTTACCGAAGATGAAAAAGTGGCTATGCCAGTAGGGGAGTATATCCTCGAAGACGGTAGACTACTAATTGTATCGGAAGAAGGTATTATTGGAGACATTAAAAATGTATCAGATGAAGTGCCAGCAGAAGAAACAACAGAAGATTTAGAAGAAACCATTGAAACGGAAGTACCCGAAGAAGTGGCAACAGAAGTAGAAGCAATAGTTGAAGCAGTAGTTGAAGTTATTGCACCAGTTATTGAAGAAGTTAAAACAGAAATTGAAGAACTAAAAAAACAATATGCATCTTTAATGGACGGAGAAGAAAAAAAGAAAGAGGAAAAGAAAAAAGAAGACTTATCGGCTGCAAAGAAGCCAATTAGAAGAACATCGAAAAAACCAACCAAAACTAAAGTAGAATTTGGAACAGGTAAATTTTCTACAACATTAGACAGAGTATTAAATAAATTAAATAAATAATATAAAAATGGCAAATTTAAGAAAAACAAATCTTGCAACCGCAGTAAATATTACAACAACCTATGCAGGAGAATTTGCAGGGGAGTATATTGCTGCTGCATTACTATCTGCATCGACTATTGATGACGGGGGTTTAACAGTAAAAGCAAATATTGCTTACAAAGAAGTAATTAAAAAATTAGCAACAGGAAGTTTAGTTACCGCAGCAAGTTGTGACTTTACACCTAATTCATCTGTAACATTAACAGAGCGAATTATACAGCCTGTAGAGTTACAAGTAAATTTACAACTTTGTAAATATGATTTTGTGAACGATTGGGAAGCACAATCTATGGGTTACGGTTTAGGTCAATC